ACCCATCATTTACCTCCTGCCATTCTGAGTTATCAATCATGGCGTATAGTTTATGTTCCCACTCTGGTACATTGTGGCATTTCCAATCAATGTTATCTCCATCTTGCCATATACCTGCATAGTCCATTCCCGGTTCTGCATATCGGGCTTTGACATAGTACCCTTGCTCTTTCATCTTAGAAAATATATTGATTGGTGGCGACCAGGCTGATGAGAAACTAAACTCTATAAAGTTAATATCTCTGTCAAATATGTCAGCATCACCGATATCCCATTTGGTATCCCAGTTTGCTACACACCAGTCATAGTTCCATTTACCATTAGGATATGGCGCAAACGAATAGCATAAAACATCTGCCTCAATATACCCTATCAGTCTTCGCATTTTTTTAGTACGTGGATGCGAAACTTCCACTTGATTGTCACACCAATTTGGCATGGCTCCCTCCTTTAGTCTGTGCCTACTACATATCAATTCAGGGAATAATAGTAGGCACGTTATATCTATACACCATGTATAGAATTCAGTCGGCTAATAGTTTTCTCATGTACAGTTCCTAGTTCTATTAGCCTATGCTAGTCGGACAATCTAATCCTCAAGCACTATTTAAAATACATACTCTTACCAAGAACATGTATAGATTATGTTCTTTTTATTTTTAACTTGTTCTCTAGCCCATGCTAGAAACCTTTTATCTTTTTCTTCGTATTCTTTAACAGATGCTTCTTGGAACTGATGTCCCCAGAAATGTACTTCTGTAGCAAAGTAATCACAATACTTAGTAGCAATTGCTTCTTCTAATTCATCAAGCACTTCATCTGTAATGACTACAGCTTGACCATTAAAAACTAAACCCGGTTTTTGTTTTGCATATTGCTTCGACATAAAGACTTGTAGCCTTGCATGTTTACGCCAGTAAAACTTATCGACATCAGGATCTTCATCAGAGGGAACCCATCCCTCTAATCCAGAATACTGTTCATCATCACCAGTTTCATTTATAACTATCAATGCGGATTGGTCTAATCCCATAATAATCTCCTATTTATGTTACATCTATACCCTGTATAGAATTCATTAAGGATAGATAGGGGTTACATATCTCTTTTAAGACGCCTCTATATAACTTTTACATTAAACCTATCTATCCCGTTAATTCATTAAGGATAGATAGGCGTGGGATTTTGGAATTAAATCCGTATATTTATTATACCCTACTTTGCCACTATCTATCCCAACATGCTAAGTACCAGTACTTTACGCCTTAGACTTACAGTTTTATTTATGTTATATATAATTCATGGCTAACAAACCTATAACAGACAAAGCAAAACAGCTTGTTAAATACCTTATCAATGGTGATACAGTAACATCTGCATCAACTAAGATAGGATACAAAGGTAAATCAGCAAGGGTATCAGCCAGTAAACTCTTACATAAACCTGAAGTACAGGAATATTATATGCAAGAGGTACGTAATAAGATTGGTTACAGTAGTCACAAAGCACTAAACTCTGTGATTAATCTAAGCCAATCAGCTAACTCTGAGTATGTACAACTAGAAGCTAGCAAAGATTTATTGGATCGTGCTGGATTCAAACCAGCAGATAAGAATCAACATCTAATTCAAGGTGATTTTACAATCAGTATAGATTTGACGTAAGGCAATAAACTCACCCATTCTAATCTATAAACAAAAAAAAATGTGATGTACCCAGACGAATCTGAGTACACCATATGATGAGAACGATTACTTACGAACTCTTTTCTTAACTTGGATAGTATCATTATTTTGATTAGAACTAGCATCGAAGTTATTCCATCTCTCCAATTTAGAGGTCACCTTATGACCATTAATCTCAAGATACTTACCAATTCTAGCAAACAAACCACCTATCCACATAACTGAATCGCGTGTCTCATTTAGAAACTCACGTTTATTTTCAATATCACTTATACGATTTTGGGTAATCTCACCAGAATCGGGTTTAGTCGTGAAACCACCCTCATCTGTTGAAACTTTTGCTAATTGTTGTACGAACCATTCACTTCTTCTGTCAATATCCAGAATAGATTCAGAACATACATCTATTAATCTCTCAACAAACTGTAACATAACTGGTTTCATAGTCTTACCTGTTACTTTATAATGACCGTCAAGAGAATCTAATATAAGCTGAAACTCAGAACCAATTTCTGAACCCAACTGATTAGCTTCTTTCTTATCATGTTGCTTCGATGAATCAACCATCTTCACAAACAGAGGATAAGCGTTTTGGCACTTCTCTTTTGGATTATCACTTATATTAACAACTTTAACTTTTTGATTAGCTTTTGGCATATCAATCTCCTATATTAATTACAGTAGCAAATCATACATACCCATCTACTACTTACCAATAAACGAATCATGAAACTTTGTGTTTGTGCACATAGCAAAAGAGACGAATAGTGATTATCGTTCGGTGCAGAGAATTTGGGGGTGGTACATTACTCGGTGAGAGAAGAGAGTAGTTTATAACACTGTCACTCGACACTGTGCATGTGCGTGTTGCATACACTATAGTGAGAGTAATGTGGGGGAACCCAAATGAATCGCCCGAACTATAATCTGCACAAACACTAAGTTTCGTGATTCCAATACCTTTTCTTTACTTCTATCGTACTCCCTACTGTGTATCTTTACCCATATGAGACACAGCTTGCTGTGACTAATGTTTTGTTTTTAACGTCCCACCTTTTGGGGTGGGGCTTAAAAAGTGCCGAAGGCACACAGAGGGGGGTCCCGTACTCGCATTATTTCTCTTCAAGGCTCTTCACATAACTTCTAATATGTGATACAACCTAGAGAGAGAAGTAATAAAGGGTTTAAAAAAATTTTTATTACTAGAAGTATTTAATAAAGAGAGAAGAGTATTATGCCAACAGGAAAAGGATATGGTGCATTACCAACAAGTAGTGGATCAGCTAGAAAGAGTTTAATAAAGTCTAGCACTAAAACAGCAATCTCTAGGGGTATATTGGAACTAGGTGCATCACTTAGGACAGCAGATACCATGAGAGCCAACAAGAAAAAATTTCAAGGTGGCGTAGCTCAATCATTATTTAATAAAATGGGTGCCAAACTATACGGATCATCTATTAAGGCTCAGTACAAAAAGTCTGGCTTCAATCAACCAACAGGGCAACAATTGGTAGCTAATTTTAATAAAGCTCAGAAAACTGCGGCTCTAATGGAAAAGAATGCTAGTAAGTTTCAACCAGCCTCTGGTCAATCTAGAGTAGCTACGTATCTAGGTAATAGTCCTATCAATAGCATGAATAAAAAGAATTTGACCTCTAAAGGCTCACAAACACCGAAACCATCTACAGGTAAGATAACTAGCCATAGTACAAAAGCAGGCGATTTAGAGGCATTCTACGCGCGTACAAGGGCTATTCACAAAGCTAGAGGCATTAAAGTTAAGAATAAAAGCCAGTATAGAGCCTATCAAGGATATTAATTAAGGATATGACTAAGCTATCTAAACTATCTAAAATGGAGAAACGTGCTAAATGTATTATCAAAAACGATCAAAAGGAAGAAAGGGCAAGAAGAAACCTAGCTGTCAAAGACTTCATAGAATATAAAATGCTAAGAGGACACAGCAGAGAAGATGCTACAAAGATGGCACAATCATTGATTGATTAATGGCACACACAATAGAAGCACTTAGAAAGTACAATACCCCAGCTATGAAGAAACTTGTCATAGCAGTTAAGATGTCTCACATGAAAGGATTACCAAAAGAAGCAATGACCGATAGAGAAGCGGAAAGAGTATTAGAATCTTTAACACCAGTAACACTAGAGAAGTTATATAAACTAGCGGTGGAACATGACCTCCTTAACTTATAAGCCAGATGGCGATGTAATCAAACAATTCATGAAAGACGATTCGTTCTTTCGTGGACTACGTGGACCAGTAGGTAGTGGCAAATCAGTATCTTGTTGTATTGAAATCATGCGTAGAGCATTGACACAAAAAGCTGGTCCAGATGGTAAACGTAAATCTAGATGGGCTGTTATAAGAAATACTAACCCACAACTTAAAACAACTACCATCAAGACTTGGATCGATTGGTTTCCTGAATCAGATTGGGGAAACTTTACATGGTCAGTCCCTTATACCCATAAAATAATAAAAGGAGATATGGAACTAGAAGTTATATTCTTAGCCCTTGATAGACCAGAAGATGTTAAGAAACTACTATCGTTAGAGTTAACAGGTGTATGGATTAATGAAGCAAGAGAGATACCTAAGTCAATTGTCGATGCATGTACTATGAGGGTAGGAAGATATCCATCTATGAGAGATGGTGGACCTAGCTGGTATGGTGTCATAGCTGATACTAACCCTCCTGATACAGACCATTGGTGGGCAATCCTAGCTGGTGAAACTATTATCCCAGATTATATTACTAAGCAAGAAGCTAAGATGTTAATCAAACCTGATAACTGGATATTCTTCAATCAACCACCTGCTATGACAGAAATATTTAATAAAGAAAAAGAATTCGATAGGTATGATGAGAACCCAAATAAAGAAAATGGCAAGAATCTTACATCTAATTACTACAATAATATCATTAGAGGTAAGACTAAATCATGGATTGATGTCTATGTTTTAAACAAACTAGGGCAAATAGAAGATGGTAAGCCAGTATACGAGATGTTTAGGAAAGATGTACACGTTGCTAAAGGCGATGTAGCTATCATGAAAGAAGCTCCTATCTATATAGGTATAGATTTTGGGCTTACTCCAGCATGTGTCTTTGGTCAAAGAGTAAGAGGTAGATGGCTTATCATTGATGAGCTGGTAGCTGAAGACATGGGTATACTTAGGTTCTCAGACCTTATGAAACAGAAAATGGCAGAGTACTTACCCAGAAACTTTAATATATTTGGCGATCCAGCTGGAGACCATAGGGCGCAAACAGATGAATCTACACCATTTCAGATACTAAAAGGCAGAGGAATTACAGCAAGACCAGCACCAAGCAATGATGTTACGTTGAGATTAGAGAGTGTTAATGTTACATTGCAAAGAATGATAGATGGTGATTCAGGAATATTGATAGATCCTAAATGTAATAACATAATCAAAGGGTTTGATGGTGGCTATCACTATAGAAGAATGCAAGTATCAGGGGAAAGATATGAAGAGAAACCAAATAAGAATAGATTTTCACATATCCACGATGCTCTCCAATATATGTTATTGGGCGCAGGGGAGGGACGAGCATTGACAATTGGTGCAAAAACAAGTAAACCTAGAGTTGCAAATAAAAATTTTAATGTGTTTGATTTAAAACCAAAGACAGCTTATCAGAGGAGAAGATAATGTGCGGATCACTTTTTGGAGGCTCACCTCCACCCCCACCACCACCAAAAGAAGATAAGACTGGGAAAGCTATACGTGAAAGACAAAGAATAGAAGAAGCAGCTAATGCTAAAAAAAATAAAGAAGATTTACTAGCACAAAGAATAAGACAGTATAGGCATACAATGGCAGGTGGTAGTAGTCTGCTTCAAGGAAGACGTGGCGGACAAGGATTTGAAGTATCTAGTCAATTATTATCTAGAGATACATTGGGAGCATAATGGTAGTAGAAGTCAAAACAACACCAAAAATAGATTATTCTAGTGATCCTGTTAAGCAATTGCTTAAAAGATATGAACATGCAAAGTCTTTAAAAGATCAATGGACTGACGTATTTGAACAGTGCTATGAGTATGCAATACCACAAAGAGAAAGCTTTTTTTCTGAAACAGCTGGTAGAAGACGTACAGATCGCATATTTGATGAGACTGCTGTAGTAGGCGTTCAAGAGTTTGCATCACGTTTACAGTCAGGAATTGTACCAAACTATGCCAGATGGGCAGATTTTGTAGCTGGTAGCGAAGTACCTAAAGAACAAGAAAAAGAAGTTAACTTAATGTTAGACCAAGTAACAGATTATGTATTTGAAATATTACAAAACTCTAACTTTGCACAGGAAATAAACGAATCCTTTTTAGATATAGCATTAGGTACGGGAGTGCTATTGATAGAAGAGGGAGACATTATAAACCCTATTAATTTTAAAGCAGTACCTCTACCACATGTATGTATGACTTCTGGGCATGACGATAAAGTAGATAACATCTACAGAAAACGTATGATAAAAGCCAGTGAGCTAGTAATAGCTTACCCAAATGCAGAGTTTACAGAGAAAATGCTAAGAGAAATGGAGAAAAATCCAGACAAAGAATGCGAAATAATAGAGGTTGTATACAAAAATCACTACAATACTAAGGAAGATGAGTATCATTTTTGTGCTATTTCTAAGGAACATGA